TTGGCGGCAGCCTGATTCAAATAGCGCCAGGCGTTAGCGGGGTCGCGGTCAGCCAGGGAGCCGAAGCTGTTCCAGAAGTCGGCGGGGTTACCGGCAACTTGAGGTTGGGGAGGAACAGGCATCTCAGGCCGCTGGGGAGCGGCAGGAACCTGGAACTGTTGACCAGCGGTGCGGATCATCTGGGGCTGGGCAGGAGCCTCATCAGCCACAGGGTAGGGACCGTTCTCACCGAAGAATTCACAGGTGTAATCGGCCAGCACATCCGGATCGGTCAGGATGGTCTCGTAAGACCTGTGCTCACCGGAGAGTTCCTGCAAGAGGCTAACGGCCTCCATCAACTGTTGATTCGTGGTAATCAGCGAATCTTCCAGTTGACAGGCGTAGTTGTTGAGGATAGCGGGAACATCGGCACCGAAGTGGTCGATGACCTGCAGACTAGCGTCACTTACGCCGTTTGCTTGGAGCTGCTCCCTTGTCAGTTCCTGAGAAGTTTGGGAATAGCCGCTGGAGTATGCCGGGTTGCTGTTGATCCCAGGCAGAGAGGTCGGCATCCCCGCGTTGCTGTACTGGGGAGCCAGTGGGGAAGCGTAGTTGACCGGTGCGACTGTTTGGTTCGCGTCTGATTGTTGACCCTGGAATGGGAATTGGACGGGCGAACTCAGGAGCCCCACCACCCGATTGAACGCTTCCTTGTACGGATTCTCCTGAGGTTGAGGCGCCTGGGGCGCTTGGGGGTAGTACTGTGTAGGGTTGGATTGGTAGCTGCTCACCCCCATCTGGGCCTGGGTTTGAGGGGCTGGGACCGCCACTTGTTGGTAAGGCGCCACCCATTGAGAATTGGTCGAGACCGCCGGAGCCTGCGCTGCCGTCTGGGCTACTTGGGCCGCGTAGCTGATCGGCTGGGTCGGGGATGCTTGGGGTGCCGATTGGATCTGCACTGCGGTATCTGCCTGCATAGGTTACCTCTTTTTGTAGGCTTTCGAGAGTTCGGTAAAGGAAGGGGGTGAGATCAAGTCTCGGGTCCGCAGCCATTGGAAGATTTGGTTGCTGCGGGTGCGGTGTCCGCATTTCAAGATTGATTAGATCAATGAATGCAGAGTAAGCCCTCTGTACTTCCCCTACCATTCGGAATGGGAAACCGGAGAGCATTCCCGCGATTTCGTCATCCGTTTTAGAAGGGAATAAATACTTCAGTGCTTCAATGCTATCAACACCTAACTCTTGTAGGTTTCTTGTGAAGATAGATTGGTTAAGTTTATCTTGTGCTGTGTCTTCATATACAGGACCCATCCACCTCCAATTGACCTGGCGATCACCGTCTGGGGCTAAACCAAGGACACCATCAGGGATCTCTTTTGTCTCCAAAGCAGTATCAATTGCTTTTTGTAATTTCTTCTCGTAAGCTGTTTTTTGCTTTTCATATTTAACCATCGAGGCTTCGTCGTCTGTATCCTCCGGAGGAGTGGGATACTTAATGCCTGATGCGTATGCTAGAGATTTACGGAAGATCTGTTCTTCCTGAAAGATCATTAGCTCAAAGCATTTACAAATTCCATAGGTATAAAGTTGCAAACACTTTTTCTTTGCAGTTGCACTTACACGGCCATAAGCTGATTTAATTTCAGTGGCTGTGACGTTTGTAATACTAAGGTCATCGATCCCTCCCAGGGCAAGCCGAATCTCACTGCGAAGCTGTTCAGCGTACCGCGCCTGGTCGGTGCTAACAGCGTTGGGCGTAATGAAGCCGACACGATCGGTTGGCTCCAGGTTGGCAATGACCCTCGGAACCCGCATGCCTGAGCCTGGCTTACCGATGTAGCCGGGGGAGTTACGGGTAACGTTGTCCTGTTTGTACGTGGAGCTGGATAGAAAGAAGTCAGATTGGAAGCCGGACTGACTGGAGATGCTGGGGCGCTGAGCAACATCAGAATCATTGCTTTCAATGATGTCCTGTTTGGGCCTGGAAGATAGGAGTGTCGGGTTACCAAAGAAAGAAAGGTTGGCTCGGATGTTCTTGACCATCTCGTCGTGAGCCACAATCTGATTGGCTACCCAATCAAACTCACCGGCTCCCTCTGTTCCGAAAGCGTCTGGGTTGTTGAAGACTTCAACGCACGGAATAAATTCCATGGTGTTGACAACAGTCTTCTTGTCCATGATGCCGAACTCCATTGCCGGCATATCAAACGTAATCTCCTGCTCGCTGTGGAACTCTTCAATCTCAGAAGCTGTGATCCGCAGACGCATGTACCGCTTATCCGTATTCAGTCCGACTCCCTGGAATCCACGGGATGCCCGAACCTTGTACGCATAGATGATGATGACTTCTTCTAGGTCACCGTCTGGAGAATAGTACGTTCTATAGGCATCTTTATCAAACCAGTAGAGCCGATAAGTTTTTTTAGTTGGCCGAATATAGAAAAGACCTTTGCCGTAGCACAGGAAGCGATCCCAGATCGAGTCTAGCCTGGCGTCGAGCTTGTTAAACTTGAGGACTTGCTGAACAAAGTCAAACCGCTGCGTACCAAAATTATCTTGATTTGGATAGAACTCAACACCCTGTCTTATCCCAAACATTCTGAGCTGTGACAAGTGAGCATTCACCAGCATGGTGTCAGCTACGCCACTCCCATCTCGGTTTACAACCGATTTAAGGATATCGTCAATTATGGTTTTGGTGCTGTCGCTCATTTAGTTTGCCCAGGGCAGTTAATCAATATCGTAGCCAGCTGCCACTCGTTTTAGCGTAATGATGTCGTCTTCCACTTCCAACTCAAACCGTTCGTTTGGTTGAAGAGCCATGTCGTGGCACAGCTCATCGGGGAGAGGAATGACGGCGGATCCGTAAGCATCCTGCTCAAGCTCTACGTCGTAATAGCTGGTAGACATTGTTATGTGATTTCTTTAGTTTAAATCTTCAATACTCTAACTGCAATGCTCCTCTGGTCATTAAACCAGTGCAAAGCCAAACAAGAGCGTCAACAGCGTCGTCGTGGGAGCTAACTCCGAAGTTAAGAATCTCCTCGGTCAACGCAGTAAACTTCCTGTATTTGTTGAAGATTATGTTGTGTTGCTCGAATAAACCCATAATTCCTCGGAACCTGGCAACCTTGTCTCCACGGAAACCTTTGACTGGATGCCAGTTTATATTGTAAAGTCCGTGATCTCCGAGACAGATGCGTTTAAAGTCTGCTTCCAAGGACGCCTGGTATGCAACAGCCTCTGACCAAACTTCAACTTGGTTGCCAGTGGGGAAATACTGGCCATTGTTTTTATGGACAATACCCCACTCTTCCATCATCTCCATCAAAGATTCCAATTTCTCAAGGTTGCCCATGATGCGAATTCTCTTGAAATCAATGATGTGAATCTTGTTGCCAACCCGTCCACCCATGACAAACACGGTGTAGTCGTTGCGTTCCCTGATGCCAGCAGATAGGTCTACGCCAACGCCGATGCAATCGAATTGAGTTGCAATTTCTCCTTTAATAATCAGGTCTGGAGTTAGCGACAACTCACTGGTCTGGACAATTTGGTTTTGGTACTGAAAGCTGAACGCGATAGGAGCTTGCCTGCGACGTTCTTGCAGGTACTCAAGCGACCACATGTCAGGCCAGTACGAATGTTCATCTCCGTGTTCATCAATAGAGATTGCAGACTGAACAACCTGAACCCAGTTGTTAGCTGGGATAAATGTTGTTGAGTGTACATCGTCATGACGAAAACGCGTCCCTAAGCATATAGCTCTTCCGCCTTCAAACATGGTCGGAACAATAACTGAGTTCCAGTTATCTTCCATAGCCAGGCGGACCTCCCTGTTTTTAATGTCCTCAGAACTTTTTACCACGTCGTCCAATACGCATAACTGAGAGCGTTTAGAAGTAACAGCACCCTTTAGGCCTGCACAACATACAGTAAACTCTTCTTCACCCGTAGATTTAATCCCTGCAAACTTCCAATCAATGCTCCAATATTCATTAGAATTGATACCTTTAGCAATCTTAACCATTGGAAAGACCTTTCTATATGCTTTGCTTTCATCAATAATCCTTTTAATAGAGGCGCTTTTAGGTCTTGCTACGTCTACGGTATAAGAAATGTAAAGGATTTTAAGAGGTTTTTTTTGTAAAGCGTGTACACCAATTGCCCACGCTGTAAATAAACCCAAGACGGTCGATTTTGCTGAACCTCTGGGAGCAAGAATATCTATATTTGGTCCTGCAATTCCAACCAAGCACTCACTATCCAGCTTGGTTCCTAAGTATTTGTGCCACTCTAAATGGTGAGGAGCTGGAGGTTTGTCTCCAACCGCTTCACAGAAGTAGGCAAAATCTGTTTGGGCCCTATCTATATCAATCCCGGTAGTCGACTTGACAACACGTTGTTGAGCTGCTGCACGCGCAGTGCGTCGATAAACCGAATGGAGTGATGTTCCCGTCATTACTAAGCCAGCTATGCCCTAAAGATAGCAGGTTTAAACTGACTTCTCTGTTCGGTTAAGATTCTTCTGCCAACAGCTTGGTCCAGACTCCCATAGATGCTTCTTCCAGAGGGCCTTCGATGGGGTCGTCCCGGAAGATGGAGAGCATCTCACGCAACGCTCGGTCCGCACCAGCAAGGACAAGGCCCTGCTTATCCATGAGGATCTTGTCATCAGCAAGCTGTTTGATGGCACCGCGAAGCTCTTTCTGAAGCATGGCAATCCTGGCGGAACCCATGTCTTGCTTCACTATGCCCATATCAATAGCTTCACGCAGCTTGGCAATGTCCTCTTGCATGAACTCGATCTCGCTTTCCAAGATCTGGTTAAAATTCTTTTTCTTGTATTCTTTTTGTGACCATTCATCGCAATCCGTTATGCTGCCTTTAAAGCCCAAAAACCGGGCATAAAGATACATCTGGATTGGAGAAGCAGATCGTTTACAGAATGCAAGAAAAGATTCGCGGTCTTTGTTGGTAAGGCCTTGAATCCAATCTTTCATGATCGGTACTGCTGTTGAGCTTGTTCGTAATCTCTGTTCTCTTTATAGCGCCTAAACATCTCTTGTTGCAAGTCCGTCGTCCTGGTTTCCGTACCAGTTTTACCAATTGTTTCTCTCTGCTCTTGCCCAGCAACCCGTTGACCGCGCCGTGATTCTCTCCCAGTGGTGCGAATGCCTGCACGCTCTTCTTGCCCAGCAACCCGTTGACCGAACCGCGATTCTTCACCAGTGACTCGTATTCCTGCACGCTCTTCTTCGCCAGCAACCCGTTGACCGAGCCGAGTTTCTGCACCAACAGCCTGGGTGCGGCGAATGTCCTGACCAGCAAAGAACTCTTCGTTGGTGCGGTCAAGCTGGGAACCAAGTTCCATGTTTAGGCGTTGCTGTGCCTGGGCAACCTCACTTAGCGCAGACTCAGTTCGGACGGCCTGAGTAGGAGTCTGAACAATTGTAGGAGGCGGAGGAGGTGGAGTGTAAGTGGTCTTTGGTGAAGGTGCGCTGCTTTTCTTTCCCATGGTGCTATTAGGTTAAGTTGATTCTATCTCAGCCTACGCTCGGCCTCGGCCTCGCCCAGCCATGAGACCAGCTACAGCGCCCATTTGGTTTTTGTATCTTGCGTCTGCAACGGCACCAAGTTCAGTTGCAAACGCACCAGATGCCAGGGCTTGCCCCTGTTGGAATACGTTTGATCTCTGAGCAAAAGATTCAGGCATATTTTGACGAGCAGTTTCACCGGCAATTCTGTTTTGTAGATCTGCTCCCCTTACTAACAAGGCTGTATTAGTTACAGCTTCTTGCAAAGGATACATCATGCCAAGGTTGTATCCAGCTTCTTCTGCTCTGGTCCGGCTAGTTTGTCCCCGTTGATAATCAATAATACGTTTAATGGCTTCTTCATCCAAGGGACTTGCAGGCTCACTGTAGGTTGGAGGAGTCAGCGCATTGCTGGAAGGTTCTGCTGCAGCAGGATTCCAGAAGCTGCTAACGTCAGTTCCTTTATCTCCTAAGTATTTACCAAGATCAACGTTCTTACCAGTTGTAAAGTCAATTCCCTTCATAGAAGGAACTTCATCTTTTTTAGATTCTTTATAAGCTACTTCAAGACCGCCTTTTTGAATTCCAGGGAAATACTTCTTCCATGCATCGCTTGTGCTAAGCACGGAGAGTACATTCTCGTATGGCGTGGAAAAAGGATTCATTATCAGAGGTAGCTGTATTGAGTCCGGGAAGTAGCGCCGACATCAGCCAATGCTTGGCCAGCCATAGCAGCAGCGTTGCGCTGGGCACCGAGCTGAAGCTGGGATTGAGTCGCTAGGTTTGTTGCCAGTTGAGCAGCCGCTGCATTGCGTTGGAAGTCACGACGCTTAACTTCATCGGCATTAAGAAGCTGGTAGTTGCCGAGCTTCATGATGTTTTGATTTTCTAGATCCTGAAGTTGCTTTTGGTAAGCAATATTAGCCTGGTGTGGGCCCAGAAGGTCTTGTTGGGCGATCAGTCCGGGATATTGATAGCGGCTGATATCGGGTACAGAACCTTCAGGATAGATGGGCGAAGTAAG